GCCGTGTTCCAACCCAGTAGAGCCTTTGTCTGATGTGCGGAGCACCGACGCCCGCAGCGCAGGTATCGACCGCCCCGCTGGCGTATCCCGTTCCTTCCAAGTCAGCTTGTACAAGGTCGAGCCAAGCAAGGCCGTCCTTGCTTGCAACCTGCTCGCCAAGGACGACTGGAGGGCTGCACTGCGAGATGAGCCAATGGAAGGCTGGCCATAGGTGCCGCTCGTCGTCAAACCCGCCGCCTTTGCCTGCCGCGCTGAAAGGCTGGCAAGGGCAGGATCCGGTCCAGACGGGGCGGTCGTCGGACCAACCGGCGCGACGGAGCGCGTAGCTCCAGACACCGATGCCCGCGAAAAAATGGCACTGAGTGTAAGACCTGAGATCAGTTGGCGTGACATCTTCTATGCTCCTCTCATCCACATCCCCCGGCGCTATCTGCCCGGCCTTGATCAGTTCGCGCAGCCACGCTGCTGCGAACGGGTCAAACTCATTGTAGTATGCTGGCATGCTCCCTATCCAAATTCCATGCGAATGAAAGGTGCCGGTCGCGGCGCGCAGGAGACGCGCCCACCGGCTGACGGGGTTATGGCTCACTCACCGTCTAACAGCCCTGCTGCAAACCGGCACACGCAGGATGGTCCAACGCACGCCGACACCATGACCCCCAGCAGGCGGGGAGCACGAAATACTGGGAGCGCGTCCGGTGACCACGTTCTGCGTACACCGGACGCGCATTAGGTCGAGAGGGAGGGTCCGACCTAATGGAAAAACGCCCGGGCTCTCCAGCACCGGGCGCTCGCAGGTTAGGCCCGCTTTGCGAGGGCCGCCTTGATGACGTTGACGGTCAGCACGACCGACGCGGTAGACTTGCTGTTAGCAGCGATCCAGTCGGCGCCAAGCTCAGCCTCGACGGCCTTCTTGTCGAGGGTCTTGGTCTCGCGCAGGGCGAAGTTGACGTAGAAGGTCTCGCCGTCGATGCGGTCAGCGTCGGCGTTGCGGGCCTCGAACTCGGCACGCACGGCGGCCTTGGCCTCGGTCAGCGCCTTGATCTGCACGTCGATGTCGCCGTAGAGGTCGGCAAGCTGGGCGAGCGAGTGGTTGTGAAACTTGTTGGTCATGGTGGCATCCTATTCGCGTTGGGGCACTTGATTGCGCCTATGGGTTTGTTCTAGAGGATAGCTCATGACAACGCAAGCGAATAATTCGAGAAAAAAACAAGGCCGCCCGGGCCGCCCCGCAATCGGTATCGGCGTGCAAGTCAACGTCATGGTGCGCCCCGGATTGGGCGATGCCATCGACCAGTACGCTGCTCAGACGGGGCTCAAGCGGACCGACGCCGTGCGGCGCCTGATCAAGCTCGGCCTCGCGGCGTACAACACCAGCCTGCTAGGCCTGCAGGACGAACCCTGACATCGGAATCAGGCAGCATGGCTCAACGTCGTGCTCATCCCCTCGATCAGTGCGTCCTCCCAAAATCAGAGGGTACACGGGCCAAGCGTCGTCCGGCGTAATGGTCAGCGTGAACAATCCATCGGGCAGATCGAGCGCCAGCACAAACGCCATCTTGTGGACGCTATGCCACTGCGCCGCGTTCGCCCACTTGTGAGCGCTCAGGATTAGCCCGCCCATGCCATCCAGCTGCTGGCTGGTGTAGGTGCGGCACTTGATCTCCATCACGCCCCGCATCCTGCCCTCGGTGAAGACCGCGTAGTCCACCCCGTAGTACGGCTTCAGCTTGAATACCTGACACGCCCACCGGTCCGACAGGTACTGACCCACCCGAGCCTCTCGGGCCCTATCCTGCTCAGTTTCGTACGTCGGCCTCATTGCAGGCTACCCCCCTCATCATCGTCGTCTTCCTCCACCTCGTCGATCTCTTCGCCCGCAGCGATGATCTCCAGCGCCTCCTCGAGGGCCTCCAGCGCACGCGTCGACAGCTGGTCGATGTTCAGCGTCGTGGTCACGTCCATCTCGATGGGCGCGCCATCCTTACCGCTGAGTTCCACGTTTTTGTTCTCGCGCCACGACCTAGGAAAACGGGCAGCCATCGAGCGGGACCAAACCGACGAATTGAAGCCCGGCGTCCACAAAGCTTTCTTGCCTTGCTCTGCCCACCAGACCTCAGCTTTCTGCTCGGCACGTTCCATCGCGCGTAGAAAATCTGGATACTGCGCCATCCAATTGTAAATAGTTTTTACAGTGGTGTTGAGCGCATCGGCGATGTCGACCTTTGACGCGCCATTCTGGCCCATCGCAATGGCCGTCTCGCAAAACTCGGGCCTGTAGTCCGACGGTCGCCCGAGTGGCAGGCGATCTTCCGGCTTCTTCCGTGGGGTCATAATCGGCCTCCTTTGTTGCCCCGAATATAGCGCGCCGGGCCACCCAATGCACCCCCCTCTCGCCGTGCCCCGCACCACCCCCTTTTTGGCGAGATCGATGTTAGCAATGTAGGCGCTGTTAGCCCCTCTCTTCTACGGCCCCTATTAAAACACTTATATTAGAGAACATAGAGATAGAGTAAACATTGATAACAATGATATATCATCATATATATATATCTTATTTTACAAGGGTTTAGGCCTTCCAGCGGTGTTAGCCGACCCCCATGAAACTTTGATCAATGTTATCACCAACATTGGCGTTTTTGGCTTTTCTGCCCTCTGCTAACATCGATCCCGAGGTCAGTGCCCGAAAAACGTAAAAAAGGGGCCAAATGGCCCCTGATTTTCAGGTCGAATAGCTCGTTTTCGGGCTATCAAAAAGCTCTCAGGTCGACGTCGTAACCGTGCCCGTAGACGCTGTTTTGGACCATGGTTTTCGCTTCATGATGAGCGCCCCGCAGGCGAGATCCGTCCTGCAGTCGGCGCCACGCTTTTTCATCAGCCAGAACCCCTGCCGGGTGATCCCAAGCAGGGCGGGGAGGTCTGCCTCCCTCTGCACGATGCCCTTTTCGACCATAGCCAGCGCCCACGCCCTGAAGTCGTCTGCGCTCATGGTTGTCTTGGGAGACTTGCTCATTCGTCCTGTGCCTTCGCCTTGTCGCCGTATTGGGACTGGATCTTCCGCATCAGAGCGTCGATCTCCTTTGCCGTGGCTAGCTGCATCCCGTCCATGTCAGAGACACTGCAGGGGATCTTAAGCTGCCACAGCTTGCGCGAGAGACGGAGCGCGGGGATCGGCCTCATGACAAGAGAGCAGGGATCCATGCCGGGTTCTGTGTACTCAACGACGCGTATGTTAGATGTCATGTTTTTCTTTTCTAGAAGTTTTGAGGTTTAGCCTAGAGACTAACGAGTAAGTAGGCGAGCAAAACCGTACCCAGAGCGGCGAGGAGAGCCCAAATTGCGTTGCGTTCAGCCATTATTTTAGCGCCCCGTGATCTTCTTCAACTCTGCCCGCAGGGTCTGGACCTGCGTAAGGATAGTGCTGGCACGCGTGTTGAGGGTGGCTGCTTCGGTCACCATGTCGGCAACTTTTTTGTTGAATTCCGCTGTGTCCGTGGCAATTTTGTTGACCATAATTACGGCGCCGTCGATCTCATCGAGCAGGACCAGCACCTGCGGGTTGAGGGCGGCGTGCGCCGGACCAAAATTCTCATCGCGGATGGTCTCGACCCACTTTCGGGGGCAACTGAGATCCTTGGCCACGCGTTCGTCGTTCCAGTCCTTGATGTAGCCGGTGGTCTCATCGAGGTACACTTCCTCGATCTTGGCAAAGACGATGCGCCGATCCTCGCGGGTCATTTCGCGGGGCGGCAGTTCGCTGATGCCGTTGAGCTTCGGCTTGATCTCGACAACCTTGGTGTCATGAGGCACGGACGTCTCCTTCATTGCGGTCTTGCGGACAGAACCGAAAGCAGCGGTTGAGGTACAGGCCGGGCAGAGATCCTTGCGGGGCGTGCTGCCGACGGTCCAGCCCTTGTTGCGTAAGAACTTAGTGATGGCTTCAGGCGGCAGGTTCTTGCCCTGCCTAGAGGCTCTCCCGGCCTGCTCCACGGCACTACACGCAGAGCAGGCGATGTGCGGGGCGCCGTCCTTGTTTATCTCAAAGAACCGGTCAGCCAAAATGCACCCAATTAGATCCGACCTTGACGCTGACCGAGTTCATCTCGACCCCCGCCGTGCGGAGCTTGTCTAGCAGGCTGACCAGCGTAACGTTGAGCAACTCAGCCTCCTCGACGGTGACCGTGCGGTTGGGGGCGGATGGCCACGCTCTCACAAGCAGGTCGACCACATCCATGGCGCTCTTCTGCTGCTGGCCGGTTGGCATGTCGTTCATCTTAATGGATCCTTTATGGGTCTGATGGTGACCTCGAGCCCCAGCACGTTGAGGCAGGCCTCGAGGTCGTCGATGCGTGGCACGGCCTTGGTGCGCCACGACCGGAAAGTATTCTTGTTGATGCCGGATCGCTCCGACATCGTGGCTTGCGAGCACTGCTGCTCGTTCATTTCGTCGAACATCTGGCGCACCAGAGGGTGGGCCCGATCAGCTGGTGCGTGGGGGCGAAAGCGGTCGAGGGCTGGCACTGGTCAACGCTTTCGCATGCGGTCGGGGAATTCGAAGTCGAGGGCCTCGGCCAGTCGCCTGACTTGGTGCAGAACGGCGTGCTTGCCCTTGTCTATTGAGGGGTGGCGCAGATCCTCGATGGTGCTCGCCGGAAGCCCCGATATGCTGGCCAGTTGCCGCGTCGACACGTTGAGCCGCTCCTGCTCGGCGAAGATCTGCCGGAGCAGCGGGTCGTAGGCGGTGTTGGGCTTGAGAGGCTTGCCTTCTCGACGACCGGTCATTTCCCGCCCTCCCGGTCTTTCTCGGATTGGAGAGCGGAGCGGGCTGGCACAGCCTCCCCCGCTTTGATGGGAGGGGAGTCAAGGGCGGCGAAAATAGCGGCGGCAAAATGGGATTGGGCTGCCGCCTTCGCGCCGTCGCTCGACGGATACTTCCCCGTTAGCGGTTGCCCGTTGACCGACACATAGAAGTCCCCCCCCTTGTCAGGGTTGACGATGTACTTCAGAACCGTGATGCCGGGCGAGGAAGCACGCCACCTGCCACCGTAAGCCTCCCACTGCAACGCCTTGACCGTCACCCTCCCCATAGAAGCAGATGGGGCTGGGGAGGGGTGGGCAACATCGTACTTATCGGCAATACGCCGCGTGTCCACCCTCGCCTCCTCCAGTTCTCGCTCAAGGGAGGAGATGCGGGCCTCGGCGGCTTGGGATTGAGCCAGAATGTCAGCCGTTACCGTTGAAGCGTTGTCGATTTGGGTCAATACGCCAATTAGGTCAGGAAGCGGTGCCCACTCTGGCACAGGGTCGCAATACTGGTTGACGTAGGAGGTCAGGAGATGTGTTGCGTATCGCAGGGCCTCCTCCAGTTCTCGCTCAAGGGAGGAGATGCGGTCGGCGGCTTCGTGCATCGTCTGAGCAGCCTCCTCGACATCGAAGAGTTCGTATTCGCCGTCTTCTGTGTCGCCAGTGCGGATCGGGCCTTCCCGTAGTCTCTCCACCAGTGATCTATCCACCGGCACAGGAGGGGAGAGGGCAGCGAGTATGGCTTCAGCCAGTTCGCCGGCACCAAGCGAGTGGTTGCCATCGACGCGGCGGATGATTTGCGCGAGTTCGTCAACTGCGGGCAGATTCACCCCATCAGTTACCATTGGAAGTCTCCTGTGTGAGGGCGGTGAGAAGGGCGATTGCTCGTTCGCGCGTTTCGGCGGCGCTCAATTCCCCTGCCCCCGCTCGGTCAACTGCGGCGCCGGGCGAGTGGGCGTCGTATTGAGCGCCGTTTCGACGCGGATGACGATTGCCATCAGGTCTTGGCGGCGGTCGAGGCGGGCGTCGATCTCGGTCTGGAGGCGTGAGATCTCGGCGTCGACATCCTCGATCTCGCGCATGGCGGCGGACCGCTTGGAGTAGAGGAACGCATCGAACTCAGAACTCTCGAGGATGTAGGGGCGGACGCTCAAGGGCATGGGAGTGGTTTGCACGTCGGTCGAGTGCTCGACGAACTCGGTGACGCCGGTAGTCGTCTTGCTGATCGTGGTGGTCGGCTTCTTGGTGTTCATGTCTTTTTTCCTTTTCGGTTGGCCTCATCGCTGCCGGGGTTGGGGTGGGTCATGTTTCTTCCCTGATTGGAACCGCGACAATCTTCAGCCCGACGGCCTCAGCCATGTCTGTGATCATTCGCAGCGATGGGTTCAGGCCGCTGCCATTCGCTCGCCGCACCTGTGGTCGGCGCATGTTCCGTACAGTGTCTAGGCTGTAGCCCGACCGCTTGGAAACGTCCTCCACGGACATTCCCAGCCGCTCGGCTTTGGCAAAGATCGTTTGAACCGCGGGGAACGGGCTTGAGCATGGGGTGCGATATAGCGGGGGCGTGGTCATGCTGCCACTCCGATAGCCAGCAGGACCGCGCCAACGCAGGCCATGCCGATGAGGTAAAGGGCGAGGTCGGTCATGTCGCCGTTGCGGAAGAAGGGGTTCATACTGTCCTCCCTTCAAACAGCCGCACAGGCGGCGTCGATCAACCGGAGCGCTTCAGCCGGGGACACTCTGTCGTCCTCGACGCAGGTCGCCACGAAATCAGCGATGGCTTCCTCACGGGTAGCGCCGTAGCCGTAGTTGCCTGCCTCCTCTTCGCCGTCGAAGTAGGCGCACCAGTCGCGAGTGCGGATAGGAATGGGCGGGTAATCGTGGGTGGTGACAATCTTCGGAAGAGGCGGCATGTTCGCCAGCGTGGCGTCTAGGCGGTCCAGACCGGCCAGAGCCTCGCGCTTCAGTTGTTCGATAGAGTTTGCGGTGTTCATAGTTGGTCTCCAGAATTGAAGGTCAGATGCTGTCGGGACCTTCGCCCCGGTAAATGCTGGCGACATAGCCGTCATTGTCCCAGAGCAGGTCGCCGCCGCGCTCATAGATAGCGTCGAGCAACTCATACGAGGCGGGGCGGACGTAGAAGAACTCGAACCACGTTTCGTCGTCTACGGGGTTCCCCTCAACGTCGAGCGGGCGGTCGAGGTCGGCCTTAACGTAGTGCCATGCCTCGTCAACCGATGCCCCCGCGCCGTGGATGACGTGGTTGTTGTCGTGGATGATGTAACCGGCAGTTGCGATGTTCATAGTTGGTCTCCAGAGGTTGGGCGGAACCGTTCCGCCGATGAAGTGACCCTATAGGATCGCTTCCATGATGTAAAGTCATTTTACACGAGATGCATACTCGATCAGCGCCTTTCCCTCTTCGATCCAGAGTTCGAGGCTCGCGTCGTTCAAGTTCATGACATAGATCGAACTGCTCGCGTGTACGTTTAGGTCGAGGTCGTCATAGATGAAGTACCAGTAGCCTTTGCCCTTATAGAGGTTCAGGATCGGGCACCCGATGGCCTTCAGGATTTTGTGCGTAGTGATCACTTGCGGCCCACCTGTGCGCGCCATTCGGCTAGGATGCGCCGCACCTCGGCAGTGACCTCGGCGTCCGTGGGAGCCCGGCCAAGCTTCGCAACAAGCCGGTTCCATACGGTGTCGGGGTTGTCGTTGCGCCATGTCGTGGTGATGTTCATGGAAAAGCCCTTGCAGGTTAGCGGTTGATGACGGGCGCGGCGTCGATTGTCGCCAGCACCTTGTCGATGCCGATAGAGAACACAGCGTCGGCAATCGCTGCCTCGGCAAGCTCGCGCGGAGAGGGTCGGCGGGCATAGGTGCCGTGCTGAACGAGGAACGACACAGCGTAGTGGTTCAGGCTGCGCGTAAAAGCGAAACCAGAGGCGTAGTGCGTCAGCGATCCGAGCGAGCCGTCCTCTTTGCGCTCGATCAAAAAACGGACCTTGCGGTCACCGATGGGCAGGATCGCAACGGTGCCGGTCATTTCGCGGGTTTCGCCCTTGCAGGGGATGGAGATGGTTTTTAGCTTGGTCATGGTAGGTTCTCCTGTGGTTGAGTGGAGTGGGGCGGCTTATGCCACCGCCCCATCGATGTATGCGTTGATCTCAGCAGCGAGTTTGGCGCGAATTTTTGAAATTTTGTGATGGTGAACGCGAGTGTTCAAGTGCGCCCACCCTGTGTTGGTGCGGTGGACGGAGTACATGAACCCTACGCGGCCGTTCAATGTGTACCCGTAAACCTTGTACTGCTCGCCAGCGATTGTGCATTCGATGTTGAGGTAATGCTTGTTGGTCATTTGCGTTCTCCCTGCTTCGATGCACCCGTTGTATGTTAAATTATTTTACAGGTCAATGCCTCGGTCTAATTATTTTACACCCTCTGCGATCTGGTCATCGATATCGGCCTTGGCGTCGATCAGGCTGTAGGACCACCCCCGGCGCTGGTCGTGTTCAGCCTCAGCGTCGTCATGCTGCCAGAACCAAACCCTATCGGTAGAAGGAAAATACCCCTCTCGGATCACGTATCCCTTGTAGGCTACGACGCTGTTTTTCTTCTTGAACCCAAACATGTTTCTCTCTTCCCAAAAGGCGAGGGCCGCTTACGCGGCCCACTCCGGACGTTCGAACTCGATTTCGGCGGCTGCGCGGGAGGCCCCGGTCTTAGCCGCAAACTCGCCGATCAGATCGCCATCGACGTAGCACTCGATTCCTTCAATGCGCTTGTGCTCGCAGTAGATAATGCACTTGCCAAAAGACCAATCGAGGGGGAATGGCGCGCTCACCCAGACGCGGTCGATGTGGTTCCAGACGTTGATGGAATGATTTGCCATGGTGTCTCTCCAGACGTTAAGGGGGGGCCACAGCGGCACCGCCATGACCCCCTTATAGAGCGACCCGTCATCCGTGTCAAATTATTTTACATCATAATCCCAGAAAAGATCCCATTTAACCTCAACGTCAATTTTGACTTTTGCCTCTAAGGCGGAAGATGCGGGATAGCCAAATGTCACGGGCTTCCCGGTGAGCTTGTAATAGGCAAAAATCCCCCCATTGATCTCATAAGGTAGCTTTTCAATCACATATCCGCTGTAGATCGTGAAGCGGGGCTCAATCTCTTCGCTGTTATCCATTTCAAACCATCCTGTACACTACGCTCGGCTTTCCGCCCTGAGCGGGGATTTTCTTGGTTTCCTCAATCACGCCGCTGTCGATGGCGCCCTTCAGAAGCTCCTCCAGATCTCGAACTTTCACTGCGCCGCGCAATTTCTGCAGCAGTAGTCGGCGGTGCAGGCTCTTGTTTGGAGCCGTCTCGATCATCCGGATGACCCGGTTATACGTTTTTTGGTTCTCGTTTTCGGCCATGTATCCAGCGGCGGCGTTCTCCATGTTCCGTGCCGACCACATGGCTAATTCGCGCCCCCACTGCATGTCCTCCTTGTGGACCTCGAGCCGACCGCACCCCATCGCGCAGATGGTCGCCAGACGCACCGCCATCTCCCCGGTACGGGCGAAGAAAGGGTCTCGGCTGTTATTCTCACGAATCTTCTTGACCTCTGCTGATAGGTCGTTCCAAGGGCCCCTCCCCCCGTTCCAGACCAATTTCTTGGCTGATCGAGGTGCCCCGATAGGCGACGTCAAATCAGACGGGCTCAGCTGCATGGCCATGTTCCTGAGCGTTGCCAGCTTCAAAGCCAGATCATCGGGAACGTCTCTCCCGTGCTGTGGGTCTTGATCGTCCGCTGTTTTGCTGGTCGAAAAAATGAGGAAGCGGTTCAGGAAGCCGTTGCGGATGTCTCCGCCTTCCAGACCCTCATAAAATTCCTCGATGGTGCTCACCCCATATAGGCTGAGCGCAGGGTTCTGAACTTCCGTGCTGGCCCGCTGAGCCCACTCCGGAGTTAGGTAGCTCTCAAAGCTGATGCCCCAGATGGTGCGGAGGATCTTGCTGATCGATGCCTCATAGCCCGAAGCATTCTTGTTGCTCAGGCGCTTGAGCCACGCCCCGATTTCGTCCATCGCGCAGATCGACAGCGGCTGACGCTGGAGAAAATTGACCACGGACGGCATGCTGATGAATTCGGACGGACCAAGCAAGTGCTTCAGATTTGCCGCGCCCATCAGCCTCTTGATGCACTGCAACGGGTAGTCCTTGCCCGCCCCCGACGGAGCCAGCCCGATGATGTAGGTGTGGGTCGCGCTATCAGTCGGCCCGGTCACGCCATTGCCCACGAGCGTACCCACCACGCCGATGGCCGGACCAAGCGCCAGCGCACGAGAGGGGCGGCGTGAGCCCCCAACAATCCAGTCCATGATCTCGCCCAGCAGCCCGCTTGGGTGGAGCAGGTGGGCGGGGATCTCGTCGAACGAATTCAGATCTAGAGCGATGGGGGCCGCGCTCACAGCCTCATCGAAGACTTCGCCGGTTACGGGGTCGAATGCGACCTCCTCGGAACTCACCGGAATTTCCGGATAGGCTGACTGCTCGAACTGCAGGGCGGGCACGTCAAACCTCTCAACCCCCATGCCAAGCCGCGAAGTCAAAAATTTCACGGCGTCATCGAGCGGCAGATCGAGGGCCTTCATGGTCAGATCGATGGCCGTGTAGCTGTCGCCGGTCCCAAAATCTCGAGCGCCCTGCCCCGGCATGATTGAGAGGTTGGCACTTCTCTCCGACAACGACCGGCCCGTGCTCGATGCCCGCCAATGCGCCACAGCCTTGTAGCTGCCGGTCGACGTGCGCGAGCACGTGTGCAGGTTCAGATCCGGCACCCAGCGATCAAGATTAGAGTAGGCCGTGTTGTTGAGAACACGCCAGAATTTCTGCTCGTCGTCGGGAAGCTGGATCAGCTGCGCCTGATGAGGGGGCGAAGATACCGGCTTTTTGGTCAGCACCTCGACCTGCTCGATGAAGCGCTCGATGTCGTCATCAGTGAGAACCGGCAAACTGTGTGCGGGGGTGGTGAGCAGGGTGCTCGGACCCATCCACGTGTATGGCTGGCCAGTGTCGGGGTGGACGCTGGGCGGGATCACTGTCTGTCGAGTGTCTGTCAGAAGCTCGACAATGGCCGTGCGGAAACCCTTGGTGCGAAGCGGCACAAGGTAGAAGGCAGTGTAGCCGCGACGGCCCTTCTTCTTGACGGGAGAGGCTGGCAGGGCGCTCTCAAGGTCCGCTAGGACGTCAGGGTCATCGGTATCGTAATCCACCGCCGCAACCATGTGCGTGGCCGTGGCCTTGGTGCCGGTGAGAATGCCAATGTTGCAGTCCGGCCAAGCTGCCCACATTTTGGCGACGAACGGCTTCGCCGGATCGTTTCGAAACTGTTCCCACTTTTTCATGGGATACCAATGCCCCGCCCGGTACTCGGACGGAGCCTTGCTGTTTGGTGCGACTGGCAGAACTGAGTAGCCGTTAGCTGCCAGCTGCTGCCAAGCTGCGTCGAAAGGCGAGCGAGGCTCTGTCGCTGCTAACATGACGATCTCTCCAGAGCGCATAATCAAAAAGGAACGTCATCGGGCTTTTCGACCGTCAGGTTGAGACGCATTTTGTTGCTGTAGCTGACCAGCGTGTTAACCAATGCGTTCTTGAAGTCGCCGCCTTCGTAAATCTTCTCTACCATGGGCGCGAAACGCTCCGCCGTAATGGCGTCGAGATCCCTGATGTCGTTTTCCCACAGCGTAGCCATGACCGCAGCCACAATGTCCTGCATGTGCTCGCGAATCGCTTCGTCGAGGGCCTTGGCTTCATTCTCTTCCAGACGGATCGGGCTCATATTGTGGGCCACCTTCATTGCTAGTTTGATTGAGCAAAGCCCACACATCCACATGGGCTGCAGTTTTTTTGAGCGGCCAGAAATGCATAGCGTGATCGCCTCTCGAGCGCACACGCCGCAGATCGTGGGGTCTTTCGACCGGCGCCCGACTAGAACGCCAGCCATTTCTTACGCTTTCCGAATTTTAACCGGAGCCGTCGGGAGGTAGCACATTGCGTGGTGATCTGGGCAGTAGGACGAGCCGTCCTGCTTTTCATCGTTGCAAAACACGTGCAGGTTTTTAGCGTTTACACCAATGGAATAGAGGCACCCGCTCACGTCTTCCAGCAGACCCGGCCCGGTCTTTTTCTCTTTCATCTGAAAGGCAATGACGTTTCCCTTGATGGGCACTGTCGGAGCGACCTTTACCGGGGCCGTCTGCCTCGCCACCGGAGCAGTGGCGGCGACCTGATCCTGCACCTTGGGCCGACGCGGGCGGCTCGTTCGATCCTTGGCCTCCTGTGGCCGACTGTTTCCACGAGCGAGCATGACGCCAGCGTGGACCAGCCGGTGAATTTTGCCAATAATGGCATTTCGGGTAATTTTCAGCCCAAACATTCTACTCATCTCCTGAGCTACGACCGTGGCGCTTTTGCCCTCGTGCCACAGCTTTTTTAGTTCATCGACCTGCTCTGGCCGCCACTCCGTCTGCCCCCTGTTACGCTCCACGGTCCGGATCCTCGTAAATGTCCGGCCTAAGTTCCCAGCGCGGGATTCCGGTAATTTCGGATATCGCAACCGCGCGCCAAAAAGGCACCACGCCACGTTTCTGCCAGTGAGAGATGGTGCTGGGGCTCAACCCCAGCAGGGCGGCAAGCATGGAGCGCCTACCGCGCTCAACCTGAAACCATTTGTAAAGTTCGTTCATGATCTCCTCATGTAAAAAAAGTGCCCTCCCATCATGGCTCGGAGCCTAGCCCGACGTCCACCTTCTTTTTTACATTTTCTGAAAAAATAATGTTGACGGGTTCTGAATGGCCTCCTAAACCGATGTGGTCAGCCCGAGATGCGGGCACAACTTACTTACCCAACGAACCAACGAACGAGCTTCTGAAATGCACAATTTGCCTGACACTGCGCCCAGCTACGCTTTCGACGCGTACCTTGGATACGGCGAGCGTACCCAGAGCGAAGACATCGACAATTGGGCGACTGCCGCTCTGCCCGAGTTTGCGGACCTGATCGAACGGTCCTTTCGCAACAAATTCCCACACATCGTCACGCATGCAAAATTTGGTCGCGCCGCGCTCATTGCTCACCTGTGCGATGCGCTGACCGATGCCGTCTATGACATCCAAAAAGATCTGGAGAACGAGTAATGGCAATCTCATTGGAGAGCCTCAAAAGGTCCAGCAATACGCTGGAACCCATGCTGCTGGTCTATGGCACTGCGGGCATGGGCAAGACCTCTCTGGCGCTGGAGGCGCCGGACCCGGTCTACATTCAGATCGCGCCTGAACGCCCCCCGGTAGGCATTGAAACCACGGGCTTTGGTGAAATCACGTCGTGGGATCAGTTGCTGCAGGCGCTGGAGGCCCTGAACAGCGACAAGAACCAGTTTAAGACGCTGGTTCTAGACAGCCTCGACGCCCTCGAGCCGATGATCTGGCGCGACGTTTGCGTGGCCAATCAGTGGGCCAGCATCGAGACGCCGGGGTATGGCAAGGGCTACATCATTGCCGATGCACACTGGCAGCAGCTGATCGAGATCTGTGACTTCTTGCGTCGTGAGCGGCGGATGACGATCATCTGGCTTGCTCTCGCGCTTGCCAGTAACCACGAGGAACCCGGCTCTCAGCCCTACAAGCGGTATGACCTGAAGCTGCACAAGCGGGCTGAGGGTTTGACGACACAGGCCGCAGACGGCGTGTTTTTCATCAACACCAAGGTGGTGATCAAAGAGGCCGAAAGCGGGTTTGGCAAGAAAGCCATTCACGCCGAAGGTGGCGGCACCCGCTGGCTGTTTGCCGATGGCCGCCCGGCTTTTGTTGCGAAACACCGGTTTCTCAAGATGCCGGATGCCTTCATGTTGCCCAAGGGCAAGGCGTGGGCTGAGATTTCCAAGTACCTCCACACCAACGAAGCAAACTCCTAAAAGGAAAATAAAATGGCACGTCTTTATGATCTCTACGAAGCTGGTTTTGACCCGAATTCCGTCGAAGCCCAAGCCTCTCGCGATCCGCTCCCCGAGGGCGAGTACCCGCTGGAGGTCGAGAACACTGAACTGGTTGCCAATCGAAGCAATACCGGATCCCGCCTCGACGTGACCTTCAACGTCCTCGAGGGCAGCGAGCACGCGGGCCGCAAGATCTTCATGAGCTATAACGTGCAGCACACGAACGAGCAGGCCCGCCAGATCGGCATGTCCCAGCTTCGCGCTCTGATCGACGCCACCGGGCTCAATTCCGATGCCGTCTACGACGATAGCGACGCTTTGCTTCGCATGCCGTTCATTGGCAATGTCGTGCTCCGTCAGGACACCGTGAAGAACGCCTTCGGGCAGCGCGAGGTGAAAATCAACCCGGAGACGGGCCTGCCCTATCCCCCGCGCAACAGCATCTCGAGCTACAGGCCGTACGAGAATAGCGTTGTGCCCCCGGTGCGTGTTCAGCCGCCGTCTACTGCGCAGGCCCGTCCGACCGCCCCGGTGGCCGCCACTGGTCGCCCTGCTACGCCGCAGGCTGGCAACCCCTTCGCTCGCCGTTAACAAACAGGCGGGGGCTACGGCCCCTGTCTCCCCAAACCAATGGAGAAATAAATGACGTTTTTGAGGGACGCGTTTTTGGCGATGCCTTTTCTGGGAGTGAAGATGGTCATTATGCCGATTTATCCCACGACCATCATTGATGACCCAGACGGATTGATAGTTTCCGGAAGGGTTCGCCCGGAGGATGAGGTTTTTATGATTTCCATACTCACCCAGCAAAGCCGTAAGCAGCTTAGGAAAATCGCTCTTGCAGCCAAGGGCAATGGGGTTATGGCGACAGGGAAGTGGTCAGACACCGAATTCACCGGTAACTCGGGCGAAGTGTATCGCCCATTTATCGGAACGATTTCCCTGATGATGAAGTAACCATAATGGCCGAAAAGAAACCCGACATCACCGAGAAGCTTGAGGACATCATCCGCGACTGGGACTGGCTGCATGAGGTGGATGGGCCGACCGTACGAGAGGTCTGTCTCGAAGCCCTGCACGTCATCCTGCGCCGGGACAACCAGCTTCGCATCATCAAGAAGAAGTACGAAAAATGAGCTTTGAAAACATATCGGACCTCGATCTGGCCGACCTAATTGGGCAGATGAATTTCAAGCTTAAGGCCGATGAGGCGGAGCTTGACCGGCACAAGGACGAGTTCAAGCGGCGCGGTCTGTCGATTACCCGTGGCTACAATTGGATCGTCAGCGCGTCCACCAGCGAAAGCAGGCGCCTCGACACCAAGAAGGTGAAGGAGGTTCTCGGCGATGCCTTGGACGATAGCTTCTTCATCGTCTCCTCCTCCACTCGCGTATCCACGAAGCCCGTCCCCGTAGAGTTTGATTGATGGCGTCCATAACCCGTACCGCCGCCCAGACCATGGTCGACCTGATCTACGATGACTACGCCAAGGCCAATAATGAGCCGCCTCGGGGGTACCTCGGCATGTCCGGGTTTGCCACCGATTGCGACCGGGCGCTGTGGTACGGGTTTCGGTGGGCCGTCGATAAAGAGAAATTCTCGGGGCGGTTGCTGCGCCTGTTCCAGACCGGGCACCGCGAGGAAGCCCGCATGATCGAGGATCTCAAGCGCATTGGGATCGAGATTGAGGAGCGGGATCCGGCGACCGGCGAGCAGTGGGCCCTGCGCGATAGCACGGGGCACATGCGGGGGCACATGGACGGTGTCGCCGTAGATATCCCCGGCGTCGGCAGGGCCGTACTGGAGTTCAAGACGCACAACGAAACCAGTTTCAAATCGCTGGTAACCGGCGGCGTGAAGGCGTCCAAGCCGGGGCACCTGCGGCAGCTGATGCTCTACATGCACTTCTCGGGCATCCATAAAGGCTTCTACCTCGCCCACAGCAAGAACAGTGACGAGCTTTACGGGGAGATCATCGACTACGACCCGGCTGTGGGGCAGGCGCTCGAGCGTCGTGGACAGCGCGTCATTCAGGCGCAGAACCCCCCGGCGCGGCTGTTCGAGGATCCGACCAGCAAGGCGGCTTACGTCTGCAAGATGTGCAACGCTTTCTCGGTCTGCCACAAAGGCCAGTTTGCCAAGCGCAATTGTCGAACCTGTCTGCATTCGACCCCCATCGCTGAAGGGGAGTTTCATTGCGCCAAGTTTGACGAAAAACCCAGCCGGGAGTTTCAGGCAGAGGGCTGCGTTGCCCACCGGTACATCCCGAGCCTCGTCCCCGGCAAACTGAAATCTGCGACTAACGAATTCAAAATTACCTACGAGCTAACGAGCGGCGGCACCTTCATTGATGGCCCGCATGACTAACTGGAGAGAACTAAATGCTGACCCTGCGTCCCTATCAGAGAGAAAGTATCAATAGCACGTACGCCCACTGGTTTGATGGCGGCGGCGATGGCCTGATCGTCATCCCGACCGGCGGCGGCAAGTCCCTGATCATCGCCCAATTCCTGCAGGAACTCCTGCACGACTATCCGCTGATGCGGGTATGCGTGATCACGCACAGCAAGGAACTGATCGAGCAGAACCACGCCGAACTGCTGAACATCTGGCCGGAGGCACCGGCAGGCATTTTCTCGGCCAGCGTCGGTCGGCGGGACACCACGAACCCGATCATTTTTTGCGGCATCCAGTCTGTTTACGACAAGGTCGAGAAGCTGGGGAAATTCGATTTAACGCTCATAGACGAGGCGCACCTTATTTCGAGGAAGGCATCGAGCATGTACGGCAAGTTTTTTGCCGATCTGCGGAATGTCTACCCCGACATGCGCCTGCTTGGGCTGACAGCTACCCCGCACCGCCTCGATAGCGGTCGCCTCGACACTGGCGAAGACGCCATGTTTGAGAAGATTATCTACGAGGCCGACGTCGCAGATCTGATCGAGCAGGGGTATCTGTCGCCACTGGTATCGAAGGCCACCGAGGCGGAGATCAACACCAAGGGCGTGCACAGGCGCGGCGGCGAGTTTATCGCTGGCGAGCTAGAGCGCGCAGCCATGGCTGACGATTTGGTGAAGCGCGCCGCTGCTGAGATTGTGGCGCGTGGCGCCAACCGGCGAGCGTGGCTCTGCTTTTGCTCCGGGGTCGATCACGCCATTGCCGTGCGTGATGCCCTGCGTGACCTTGGCATCTCCGCCGAGGAGATAGACGGTAATACCCCGAAGAAGGAGCGCGAGCGCCTGATCGCCAATTTTCGCGCTGGTGCCATCAAAGCCCTGACCTCGGTCAATGTGCTGTCCATCGGCTTCAACGTCCCACACGTTGATCTGATCGCCCTACTGAGGCCTACGGAGAGCCCGGGCCTCTACATCCAGCAAGTTGGGCGCGGGTTTCGTAAGGCGCCGGGCAAAAGGGACTGCCTGATCCTCGATTTTGCCGGGAATGTCATGCGGCATGGCCCTGTCGACATGGTGGAGACCAAGGACAAGAAGAAAGCAGTGGAGCCCGGGGAGCCCCCAGTAAAGGTGTGCCCGGCGTGTCAGGCATACGTCCACATCAGTCTGATGGAGTGTCCGCATTGTGGGCACGCATGGGAGCGCGACATGGAGCCGAAACACGACGACCGGCCCATGAATGTGGACATCCTGTCAAATAGCAAGGCGCGAAAGATGCTCACCCCGGCCATGATCGCCACCGGGTGGGATGTCGTGCGATATGTAACGCCGTCCATTCACTTCAAGATCGGGAAACCGCCAACGCTGAAGCTGACATACACATTGGGCAATAACCGGCGGAAAGTCAGCCAGTGGATCTGCTTCTCTCATCCTATGGGCTCGTTCCCTCGCACCAACGCCGAGCGGTTCTGGCTGCGGGCAGGTGGCGGCAGGTACATTCCCGAGAACAGCCAGCATGCGCTGGACCGCTTCGACGAACTGAAGAAGCCTGCCATCATCAAGGTGGGAGAGGAAAATGGGTTCACGGTCGTTCAGGCCGTTGAGTACGAAAAAGAAGGGGTTCCAGCATGACCCGCAGCATCATTTTTACCATCCCCGGAATCCCGACGGCATGGGCCCGCGCCCGCACCCATGGGAAGATCCATTTCACCCCGGGTAAACAGCGGCAGGCCATGTCGGTCATCCAGACCATCGCCTATGATGCAATGAGCGGCACGGCCCCCTTCGATAAGCCGGTCCGCATGGTAATCCACGCCTACTGGCCCTATCCCAAGACGATGAGCCAGAAGAAGCGCGCAGAGGCCCACTACAGGGCCAGCAGGCCCGACTGGGACAACGTCGCGAAGCTGGTGGGGGATAGCCTCAACGGCATCGTCTACGTGGACGACGCGCTTGTTGTGGATGGCCGGGTGCTGAAAATGTATGACGGTGAGAGCGCTGCCCGCACCGTCGTCCAGATCGAGGAGATTTAAGGGTTTTCAGTAAAATATTGGTTACTGAGTTTGGCCTCGTGTATCGAACCAACCAAACGTCTGCAGCGACAGCGTGGCGGAGCTTCCCGACCGACGATATCTAACTTGCGCTGAAGTATCGGTCAGCACCAGAACCGTTGCGGCGCTGCCGTACCCTCGGTTATCGCCTGCTGTTCGCACTGCAACCTGATAGATCGATGCCGGGTCAGTATCAGCCTGTGCAAGGGCGGTGACGAGCACCTTGCTGTCGATACTGGCGCTAATTGTCCCAAGCTGAAGCGACAACTGCGCCGTTACCACTACCCCGGTCGGAAGCGTAAGCGCCAGCGTCGTCGCGCTGGTGGCTGGGGTGCCGTTGAAGTCTTCTGTGGGCACGCTCCAGAGAAAATTATCCCCGTACTGGATGAACGCGCGGATGGCGCCGCTGGCGCGCACGACCGACCCGATGCGCCGCGCGTTGGTATACAGCGAGCCTCCGGCTTCGGCCTGAATATGAGACAAAACCGTAGATCGAACCGCGCTGGGATCAAGATAGATGTCTCCGCCAGATCCGTCCGTCTGCGCTACAGCCCACACATGGTAGGTGGTGTTGGCAATAGCCGCTCCAGAGTATCGCCCCCCGTTGTTGTTCCCGGGGGCCCAATTTGCATCAAGCCTTTTCGTGATGGCGCTTACGCTGATCTTCGCCATGGTGGTGTTGTCTACCGTAACGCCGACTGAAGCGTCGATATCGTTGGTTGCGTCCGTAGAATTATTTGAAAGAACAAGACCAAACAAATAGCCCGGCGTGGGTGCAAACGTGTTTACGAGGCTCGCCGCCATCGCACTTGTAACATTTGCGTAGGTGATCTTCTTCAGGCCGGGGTTCAGTATGTAGACCGGCGAGCCCGTGACGGCTGCGTTAGATGTCGCCGTATACGTAAACTGGGTTGTACTGGTGACCGTGATTGTGAACACGCCGTTGACCGACGTGTTGCCTGTGGCTCCGGAGATCGTCAGGGAATCGCCATTGCTCAACCCATGAGATGCAGCGGTCGTTGCCGTAGCCGTGTAGGTCGGGCCACCGCCGGTCATTGTGATAGTTGAAATGGCGACGACAGCGGCGCTGTCATAGATTGAAAACTCATCAGCGTTTGCCAGAGTGGTTTTCGCAGACAGGTCATTGATCACGCTCGGAAGGAGCTTGGTGTTGGTGATCGAGTAGTTGTTGAGCTTGGCCGTAGTGACCGCGCTGTCCGCGATTTTGGCAGTAGTGACCGCGCTGTCCGCAATCTTGGCCGTGGTGATCGAGCCATCGGTGATCGTGCCGATATAAAAGCCACCGCCGCTCACTGCGATCAAGCTAACCGTGTATGGGAGCCCGTCCTGCGGCACAGCAAAGGTGGCGCTCGCCCCGGCGGTCAGGCTCGACAGCGTAATGGTAAAACTGCCGGTCGTGCTGTTTCGGACGACCCATGTGCCACCTACACCGGACGGGATCGTGTAGATCACGTTGGCGGTCAGCGTTCCGGTGAACAGCAGGGCCATGGGCTGATATTTGTCAGCAGTGAGCGCCACAGTGCCGGACGCGCCAGTCACGGAAACCGTAGCCGTGCCGCCCAGCACCACATCGAGCGCTGCCGCGTTGTAATTCTCCGGCACATCCCACGTGGTGTAGGCGGTTCCAGAGGTCAGCCCAGAGGTCAAAACTGCGCTGGTCGGCAGGGTGCCATCAGCCGTGTTGTACGTCTGGATAACGAGGTTTTTGTTGGCGGTGATGCTATTGCTCATCAGATCTTCTCATTCGCAATTGCGAGGGCCTTGGTGATGGCCTCATCTGGAACGTTCAGCAGCGGGCTGGTCCCGTCACTATGCCTGTTTTTCGCCTGCTCTGCAGCCCTAATAAGCTTTTCCGCAACAGACCCCGGATTGCCGACGCGGCCACCGCTTTGGCGCCCAACGCGACCACCTGCAAACCTGCTGCCGCTGTAGGGATCCTCGACGGGGGCGGCCTCGGTCTTGATGATCGGGTTTTCCTCGTTGCCGACTTGGCTAAGAATGTTGGTGACGGGAGGTGCCAGAGCGCCGCCCGCGACGTCACCAGCGCGGCGTGCCAGCCCATATCCGTATGTGAGGTGACCGGCCACTTTGGGAGACGTCCCCGCCAGCGCCAGCGCGGCGTGAGGAACACCAAAGCCCAAAGACGTACCCGCAATGCCGCTAAGCGCAAGGTTCTGAATTTTATTTGCCCAGTCGGGCAGCACCTCGCGCACGGTCGCGCCCGCGATAATCTCGGGTAGGTACTTGCCCGAAGGCGTGTTCCTGAGAAGGCCGAATAGGTGCTGGTTCTTGTCCTTCTGGATCGAGCGCACCAGCTTCGACATCTTGGCAGAGGTTGAGCTACGCGAGCTTCCAAATTCAGCGGCAAGATCTTTCGCGTCTTTGCGGTACTGCTGCCACATATCCATCATTTTTGCATATTCAGGCTGGGCATCCGCGATGGTCTTTCGGACTGACTCAGGAACCTTCCCCATGGCCCCCTTCGCACGCGAGTGCATCAATCCGTCCATAAGATCGCTGTAGCCGACCTTCATGTTGTGCAGGCCCGCAGCCGACATGTCGCGCCGATTGTAAAGCCGCCGCTCCATTTCGTTGAGGATGTCGGCCTCGCGCGGGAAATCGTCGCTAGTCCACTCGCCCGAAGGCTTCCTGTACGCCTGAAGCTCGTTTGCTGCGTTCCCAATGGAAAGCTCAATGCCGCTTGGGTCCAGCTGCTGCGTCGTCAGGCCCGCCCTTCTGCGTGCAAAGTCATCGCTGATGCCCTTGCCCATCTCGTTGACGCTATCTTCCAGCATCTGGGGGAGGGCAGTATTCAGGCTTTCATCTCCCCACGCCCCCTTAAAAAAGGCAGCGTTTGCGCCAGCATCGCCCTTGCGCGCCGTGCTCTCAATAAGGTCAAGAGCAGCCTTTGAGGAGCCAGAGGTGCCGCCAAGAATTCCCTTAGACAGACCGCCTCCAAAGTCAGTGACCTTGCTTGCTGCACTCATGGCCAATTGCGTCGGATCGAGCACCGAAAGCGCAGTCTCTGCCAGCTTCCCGGCCTTTGAGAGGCCTGCGGCGCGACCAGCCACACCTACAACGGGGGCGACTGAGGCAACATCCATACCGACGGCGAACGGGTCAGTGGCCAGCGTCTTCTTCAGCCCGGCGGCACCGTCAAACAGGTCTCCATAGCGCTGACCATACTCTTCGCGCAGCGCATTGAAAGATGCCTCGTCCTTGGCCTTCTGATCCTTGTCCTGCTTCATGAAGTAGCCAGCACCGGCAGAGATAGCGCCCTTCCCAAGCTCGCCGAGAGCGCCAACCGTTTCAACCGGGTTCATGATGGCTTCGCCAACATCGCCGATGGTTTTAACAAAACTGCCCGGGGCTGCGGCGAGCATTCGCCCTCCGACTTCACCCCAGCCCATTTTGCCGTAATCAGGCTCCGCCTCTGCCGTTACCGGAGGAGCGTCCGGGGCAGTCGGCGCAGCCGTAGGGGTAGTTTCTTTTTTCTCCAGAAGATAGCCAGCGGGTTTTGAAAAAATATCAGGATATTTTTCCCTGATATCCTGAGTAATTTCACCCTCACCCGGTTTGCGGTCTTCGTATACGGAACTCCAATCGGCGGGCATTAGTAAGCTCCTGCTGCAAAGAAGCGGGCTAGAACGGGGGACACGTTACCATCGAATGCATGCTTAATACGCGCTTGAGCCTCTTCGAAAGAAATCCCGCTCGTCAGCTTCTTTACAAGTTCAGCGTTCCCGAGAATGGTCATAAGCTGATCATGCTCTTGCTGATGAAGCCTTCCAATTTCGGAGTAAAAAGCCTGATCAGCGCCCATATTAAAACCGCCAGACCGTTGCATATAATTTCGGTAGTAAACGTTTTTCTCAAGGGCTTGTTGATTGGCCTGCATCAGGCTGACCGTAATGGCCTTCATGGCCTCTGGCGGCATATTCATATTCGGGTTTGACGAAATGTACTCCTGCAAAGCCTGAAGGGCATTTTGTCCTTCAGGGAGCATGCGACCCGCGCTCATTGTAGCGAGCTTATTCAGCACGGCTGATTGGTTGCTCATGTCACCAAGTGAGGAAACATCAACGCCAACGATATTGGCGATGAATTTGATGTTGCTATCAACCCAACTACGCCAATCGCCACCGGGACCGGGCTGCGCTGCTGCCGGGTTGGCTAAAGCATCGGCCACCGTATTTATGGTGAGGTTCATGTCCCGAGCATTTGTGACAGCCGCAGAGGCTTCGCGTTGAACCAAATTAAATTTTTCGGTGGAATTGTCAAGATAACCCTGTCGCCCTTGAGATCTCGCAAGTGCCTTATCTTCGAGAATTGCTCGATCAGAGTTTGGGCTCCAAACAATATTAGATACCCCTTCCGAAACCGGCGTCTCGGGCGGAACTTTGCCGCCCTCAACGCCAGAGGGGATGGTCTTAATAATTTCCTGCAACTGCTCCGTTCCGCTAGGCCCGCCAGCATTAAGTTCCCGCAAAAGGAGGTCAGCTTGTTGGCCAAGGATCGATGGACCTTCCGGATTATCCATGTAATCCCAAAGAAGCTGAAAGTTTCCGTTTTTCAAGGGGACGAAGACGTTGCCCGTTGCATCTTTCACCAGCATGGTGCTGAGGGCGGTAGAGATATTAGAGAACGCCGTCGCTTTTGTTCCCGCAATGTCAGCAAGCTGCTTCTGGCGGTTCATGTAGGCTTCGGCGCCGCCGCCAACGCCCTCGAGGATGGCCGTACCGAGGAACCGGCTCTGCGATCCAGCCATCTTCCCCAGCCCCGACAGGAACGGCAGGATGATGTTCTCCGGACCACCAGCCTTATCGACCATCTTCTCAAAAAAGTTCTTGCCGCCCAAGCCGGGTGCGGGCTGATCGTTGCGACCGCCATCGGGGCGGGTGTCGGTTACGTCGCGTGGCGTGATCGCCGCGTCTCCAAGCGTGCCGCCACCACCGCCGCCGCCGCCGCCGCCGCCCGACACCGTCGGAGTTGCGCCAGATGCTAGGGCGTCGGCGCGGTCGATGCGGTTGCTCCACCCCTTGCCATACTTTTCCCACTTATCAAGCCGCATCAACCTCGACTTGAATTTGTCAAAAAATAAGTTGGGATCGCCACCTGCGTTCTTAAGCGCTTCTCTGGCAAAGTTTGGGTTCAACATCGACAGGTTCACGTATGCGGCGGCAAAATTTGCGCCGTACTTCTCCGCTATCTGATCCCCGCCCTGTTCATTCCACCACTTATCTTGGGCGGCAGAAATATCCCGAGCAGTGACCTGATCAAGAGGCTTTCCGTACTGTCTTTCGTGGAATCCGGCCAACGAATGCCCCTGCGGATCATCGCCGCTGTCATCAACTCTAGTGCCTTCATCGTTCAGCGCGGTGGCTTTGTAGATGTTCTTGGCATCAGCCGCCGGATCGGTAGAGGCCGTATCAGTGGCAGGCTTACCAGTGGCCAGATCAAGTGGCACCGGCTCCGCCACGGCGATAGGCTCTGCAGCGACATCGGTAACAGGTGCAGGCAAAGCTGCGCCCCCCGCCAACCCCGCTGGCGATACCCCCGCCAGCCCCTTAGGGGTGAAAAGATATTGGTCAGTTACATTTCCACCAGTCAACCCACCAACAGGCCCCAGCCCCGGCCCGATAAGGGCTGTAGGATCATAGGCCAAATTACCGGCGCGTTCATTGTAATAAGCTTCAGGATTTTCCACAGCAGCAGCAACAGCGCGAGGATCTGCCCCGAGGGATGCTTTATTGGCATTATACCAATCAAGCATTTTTTGGGTCTTTTCCCGCTCTTCTTCATTCGCCTGAAGTACAGAGGGCTTAGTAAAGAAATCCACAAAAGGAGTAAGAGGAGTGGAGACAGGCGCACCTGACTTGCGTGTGGCATCAAGTATCGCGTTATACGCGCGAACATCGGCACCGGTATTCCCAAAACCTTCCACAAGCTTCTCCGCACCAGACTTATCGGTGGGGAGAGAAATGTGGGGGGAGCCGCCCAATGGTTTTAGGCCGGGGAGAACGGTGGGACTAACGGCAGGTGTCACGGCAACCGGAGCAACGGGATCGCCCGCAGGGGTCGCGAAGATCTGACCGACGCCAGCGGCATCTTCAGGGGAAAATCCAGTATCCCCTCCAAGAAGCTTCTTACGGAGTACTTCTTTAGCATCATCAACAGCGCCATCGGTCGCGTACCCATGCCGACCGGCAACGCCGCCGTTGGCCATGAACGCGCCAACAATTTTAGCAATATCCGCAACCTTGCTCAGCCCGCTCTGGGTTTGGCTCGGGCCTTTCGGCTGAAGCAGTTCCGGCGTCTCCTTGGGAGCATTATCCGGCACGTACCCCGTATTCTGGGGGTCATAAGGCATGCCGCCAGCGGCGAGCCCCGTGCGCGTTGTGCGCCCGCCAGCCGCTTCGCGGTCCCAATTTTTGAATTGAGGGTCGTTTTCATCGATAACAGGCGGCGAGGGATTGTTCTCTTCCCACCATTTTCCGACGTTTTCTGCGCCCTCATAAAGCTTTCCACCGGTGTCAACCAAATCAGAGATGGAAGTCTGCGGAGCGCTCTGCGAAATCTTGGGCGCATTCAGCTGGCCGACCGGCAAGTTCGCCTGCGGAACAAACCCGCCAGAGCCGATCCCCGCAGAGCCCCGCCCATAGGCCCCCGCATTCGGATCCATGCCGCCAAAAAGCTGCTGTATGACCATGGAGGCATAGTCCATCTGCGGGGAGCCGCCATCGGCGTAGCCCTCGCCCATGTGCCCTGCACTGACGTGACCGCCCATGCTCTCGGGGACGATCCCGCCGCGCCGATAGCCGACGCCCTCGACGACCTTGCCGCCACGCTTGAGGCCAGAGAAGAACCCTGCGGGTTTTGTTTCCGTCGTGGTTGCGCCGGACAGCGCACCAGTGCCCATGCCAATGTTTCCAAGGAACTGAGTGGTTTGGAACGGATAGGCGAGTCCCTGCTGGTACTGGTTGTAGAGGGCCGACAGACCGGCCTGCTCAGTCTGCTGCTCCTGCGTGCCAGCGCCGAGAAGCGCTTGCCCACCAGCCACCCCGGCGCCCTGAGCGCCAGCACCCAACTGACCGATGCTCTGCCCGCCCTGCAACAGCCGGGCAAGGTTCGCCTGCCGAGACGCAAGATCCGCGCTCTGCTGCTGCTGGGCAACACCCTGAGCCTGCATGTAGCCCTGATTGAGCAGATTGCCGATGGTGCTGCCCATGCCCATCATCTGCTGCCGGTTCAGGTTGGCAGCGGCAATGCCGGACCGGTCGCCGAACCCAGCGCCTGACTGGATGGCCGTGCCAAGCGCGCCAGACATATCCTGCCGGTTTTGCTGGCCCAAAATGTCCGCCGTGCTCTGCACCACGTTTTGCAGATAGGGGCTCATGTACTTGTTGGTGTCAAGTTCGCCCAGATTGGCGGGGCCCATACCCCCCAATGTCGCTGCTGCACCAGCCTGAAAATACGGCTGCGCCATGCCGGACGCCTGCCCGATCTGGCCAATTGCCGCATTTTGCGTTTCCGTCATCGGCGCAACAAAGGCACTTGGGTCGTAGGAATATGCCTGAAACGGCGTTGAGGCTACGTTTTCGGCCCTTGCGTTGACCGCATTATAGCGAGCCAGCACCTCCGGCGGAATCTGTACGGAAGATGTGGAGGTTTGAGTTTTTCCGCCGCCAGACATTATGGGATCTCGCTAGAAGGTTCACTGAGGCCGGTCTTGGCCCCATAGAGAAAATAAACGCCCGCAGGCTGCCCAAACATCCGCTCATACAAGCGGATCTTCGCTTCAGTCCGACTGTTTGAAAGCACCCCGATGGATAGCGGAATAGCAAGCTCTTCGGATGCCGTTTTCGCAAACTCACACAGCTTGCGAGCCCGTCCACCCTTCGCGTTGCGATATTCTGGCGCCACAAACACCGCTCGTTCTTCCAGTACAGGTTCATTACTGTACCATAGCTCTCCAAAAACCAAAAGGATGGCACCCTCAAAAGCCTCACCCGGCTTTCCAATAATCCCCACGATGCCGTTCTGCCTAGTTAGAGCGCCCCACATGGTTTTGAGGAGCTTGGAGACGTCCGGAGAGATGAATGCGTTTTCCTGCGTGGCGTCGAGCGCCAGATGCATCATGCCGTCGAGATCTGCGGGGGTTCCTACTCGAACTGCGGGGGCGTCTGCGGCGTCTGTCATGCTTTTTCCTTTAATCGACTTTTGGACCCGGTAGCTTTTGCAGGGTCTTGATGGTCTTTGCCCGATACTTTTTTACGAACTCATCCAGAATCCGATGCCCATGATCGAGGTCTCCTTCCCCGATCTTCACGACATCCTCCGGAGGAATAACGTACTCTCCACCAGCGGCGACGATGGGTACCGTGTCCACCTCGCCACCACCCGCCTTTGCGACGGCGGGCGCGTCGTAAGGCATCCCTGCCCCAATCTCTGGAGCCCCATAGGGCATTTTGCTGAAGATGCTGTTGGCAATCTTGAACCCGGCCATGCTGTTGCCTTCGCCCATGGCCGAGATGATATCCGCCGGGATCACGTAAGATCCGGACTTCACGTGCATCGGCAGGTGGTCGGTGCGCCCCGCCACGTTGCTGTGGATCGGCCCAACATGAACCTTCCCCATGGCGCCGCCCTTGGGCCGTGCGACCTGAGATCCTCGAGCATGTGCCTCGCGCGCCGTGCTCAGCGCAGCCGCGACAGCCTGCCCCTGCGGGCGCCCGGCGTGCATCATCTCGCTGATGTTGCCGCTTATCGTTTCTTGCGAATTTCCGCGCTTAAGGGGCATGTCACACCGTTAGGTTGTAGAAGGCGATATTGCCGACGGCTACGCCCGTGCTGCCGGGGGCGGCTGTTCCTTGAACCGTGCGGGCCGCAAGCGTGTAAGTGTCGCTCACGTTAGCCAACGAGACGCCAAGCTGCAAATCCCAGTTATATCCAGTCGCGATATCGGCACGGGTCGTCGACTGGGAAGACGAGGCCGCAAAGCTCTGTTGCACGATCTGATCCGTGGAGGCAATTGTCATCGCCGTGGCAGCCGTGTCCACGTCCACCTGCCCGGCGGCGAGCGTCGTGGCCCATGAGGCGCTGGTCAATCCGGTGGCATTCTTAACCAAGGCAAACTCATAATTTCCATTAACCAGCGGGAACCCAGTGATGTCAGACGGGATCACGATTGCGCCCAGAAAGCTTGAATTCAACCGTATGGAGATCAGGGGCACAAAGGTGGTCGTAAGGGTTGACGCGTAGGCCGTCGTCACCCGAGCGTTATATACCTGCGACGTTTGCTCGTAGCCGCCCTCAGAGATGACGCTGGAGCAGATTTGCTGCAGGACAGGCGTGCCAGTGGGGATCGACGTGGTCGTGATTTCGAAGCGCAGCGGCAGGATGGCCGTGGTCATGTAGACGAACGACTGGACGTTGGCATTATTGAAGACGTGGGCCACGTACAGCACGCCATTAACGACGAACCCGCAACGAACGGAACCGACGCCAAGCCACTCGATGTCGATGAAGAAGATCTGTGTCTTGGTCAGATCGAGCGTTACGCCGCTGGGGCCGGTGCCGTCGAATTTATCAACGTTCCATGCGCTCTTCAGCGCCTGCTGATTTCCAGAGCCGCTGGCGCTTCTGATGTTGAGTGAAACGCCGGTCGGCAGAGACGTGCCGGCCTGCTCCAGATAGATGCCGTTGGCGGTGTTGAATAGCCCGACGCGCTGCGTCAGCCCCGTCTGCTGCGCCGCCAGAGTGAAGGTCTGAAGCGTTAGCAGGCTCTTCCCGGGCTGGTACGGAAACGACCGGAACGACTGGGCTACGGCGCTGCCTGCAGAACTAGTGCCGGGATAGAGGTTTACCGACGATTTATCGGTCTGCCATGTCGTCGTCGCGCCCGTCCCAGACGTCGAATAGCTATACGCCGGGTCAGCGGCAAAGCGCGACTGGCTGTCGAACAGCGTGTACGGCTGAGACACCCGGAGGCGCCCGAAAGCGTCAACGGTCGTGCCGCCAAACGCGACATAACTGGGTTTTGTGCTGGAGGATCCATACGGCGGATAAACGGTGATGGCCATCAGCCCTGCCCTCCGTTGAACATGACGGTCACGGTCGTTGCCGAAGCCGAGGCTTGGATCGTTCCACCAGCGCTCAATACCTGATTGCCCGTCCACTGAACGGTCGTGTTGCCCGGAATTGGGGCGCTAAAGAACAGCGCATTGCCCGCGCTCGCGCTCCCTCCAGCTGGCACCAGATAGATCGTAAAGGTCGCAGGGGCAGCCGACGTGTTGCAGATCTCGATGTCGTTCACGGTGAACTGCAGGCCCGGGTTCACGGTGTAGAGGATCGTCGTTCCGGTCGTCATCGGAACCCGCGACAGGCTGCTGCCCTTCGTGAAGGTCAGTATGTTGTTGACGTAGTTGCCCAGCGTGTTGATCGCCACCACGCCGTTTTTCTGGGTTGTGAGGATATCGTCGAGACTGGCGGGCATCAGAACTTCCCATCGGGTTGCAGGCGGTACCTTATCCCACCGAGGCGCCAGAAGGTATTCAGGTCATTGCTCGAGATCTCGATGGACACGAGGCGCCCACGGAAGCGCGGCGTGATGTAGGTTGTGGCCTCTGTCAGGTTGTACGGGCCGTAGCTCGAGACCTGCCCGTCGGGGTAATCCGCCACATGGAAGGTGATGCCCACGTTGGCGTTTTGGGCCCCGTTGTAATAGCCCCACTTCATGTCGGGCCAGACCTGATCCACGAACATCTTCAACTCGGCTTCAGACATCTGAAAGAAGCCCGTGCGGAAACTCGACGCCATCGGCTGATCGTCGGCGTTGAGCGACACTTCGTGCTGGTAAATGTACCCCGTGGGCGAGGCGCCAATCGGCTGACCGAGAACACTCTGGTCAAGCCAAGCGGACCGATCCAGCGTGCCGTAATCCCACTGGTTGATGAGCACGTTCAGCTTCACGTAGCTGTCGTTCTCGCCGTTCACGCTATCGTTCGACGGGTAGTACCACGCAATCTCATGGAAGCTGGAATTCACCGCAACGCGGATGTTGTCTGCGTAGTCCATATTCAGGTTCTGGAACACCACATCCCAGACCGGGCAATTCACCGGCTCGACGCCGCTGCCAGCGAGCTTGAAGAACTGCTTCAGGCCCATCCAGTAAACGTCGCCGTTGATGGCGCCTGCGGCCTTCTCCGCGACCATCCCGCACCCAGCGCCGATCTCGTTGAACTGGTAGATGTAGGGCTGGCTGACGTACTGCATGGCCCAGACGCCGAGGTCGGTCCAGATCAGGCCCTGCTGCGGACCTTGGATGCCGCCGACAATGCGTGACCCCTTGGGGATGATATAAGAGCCCGCCTGATTTGTGACTTGAGGGGACCAGACATTGAAGTTGCCGATGTCGCACCAGCGCACCAGCAGCGGCTGCTGGATGCCATTATAGGTCGACCCGTAGGCGACGATCTGGCGCTGCGGCATGGCGATAAACATGCCTTGATTGACAATAGGCGCCGTGGGGATCAGGGCGGAGCTTTCGGAGCCTAGCTGCGGATCCCACTGGTAGATGCCGTTGTCGCGGGGGCAGGAGATCAGCGTCTCGCCCCAATTGCCCAAGGACCAATCCGTGGCGCTGCCTGTGGCGTAGCTGGTGAAGGTGAGCGTGCCACCCGAGGTGTACGCGCCTGTTTCGGTTGATGCGATTACGAGCGTGCTGGTGTTGCCCGAGAGGCTCCCCCGCGTCGACGAAACCACGCTGAACGGGTTGATGCTGTTGTAATTTGAGGGGGTCACGCCTGAAGCCGTGAACTCGGACCCGGCGGGCACTTCAATCAGTGCGCGATTGCCTGCAGTGCCGATGGTGTAAGTCACGAACCCGGCAGACGGCGTGGATGGCTGCACGTTGACGATGGCGTATTGACGGCCAACCGATGGGATGGTGCCGATACCAAAAGTGCCGATGCCAAACTCGCCTGTACCAAACCCGGAAGCCGACGGTGCAACGGTATTCCCGAGGTAATACTCGTACTGAGCAAGGCCGCTGTTAAGCGAGGCAGAGCTAGCCGCCGTGGCGCTGTTGGATGCGTTGATGGTGAAGGTGTTGGCTCCCGTCACGGACTGGATGACGTAATTGCCCGACAGAGTGACGCCGTTAAAAGTCGTGGGGACCAAGACCGGGAAAAACTGGTTTACCTGATAGTCGTGGCTAGCCAGCGTTACCGTAACAATATTGCTACCGTTCACCGTGGTGAATTGCGGGACGGCGCCGCCGTTGGATACGGTCGATGTAGCAAAAACGGGATACCCCGCAGCGTCGACAACCTCGATCCTATACGTGTCAGGGTCGACGTACGTGCATTGGTAATTCCCAAACAGGACAAGGCCGCCCACGGCAATCTGCGTCTTGATGAAAACCGTGTCACCGCTCAGGATGTTGGCCTCATCATCCACGATGGAGACGGTCGCCGACCCTGCCGTGGTCGACACCGAAACGGGCTTGTTGACCGTGTAGTACTGCCCGCTGATGCCCAGAAGGGCGCCGCCGCTGTCGACCGCATACAGGCCGGTTGTCGAGCCAATTGCCAGATACGGATCCGCATAAGCGTCCTGCCACGCCCACAGGTTTCTGGGGACGCCCGGGACGATGCCGTTGTAAAACTTGGTCCATCCGCCAAGCTTCTGCGGCAACGCCATGCCCTGCCGATCTGGCTGGAACCGGATCAGATTGCACGACGAGATCGCAGCCTCATTCAGCGTTGGCGTCCGGTTTTGATCGACGCCCGGCACGAGCCGCATCGTTGCGTGGGGCATGTTTTAGCCTCGGGTCGGAGAGGCGACGACAGCCGGGGACTGAGAGGTCCACCCGGCAGATTCAAACTTCTTGCGGGCTTCCTCCACCGTCGCCCCCTTGAGCAGCGTCTGGTACTGCGTTTCGTAGGTGACGGGCATCTGCGGGTCATTGCCGCCAGCCGACGAGAAATTGCGCTGGTAGGCCGAGACATAGATCATGGACGCCATGATGAAGAGGTCTGGCAGGTACAGGCTGATGAACGTACTGAGGTTCGTGGCCGACATGCTGGCGGGGCGCTCAGTCCCTACAATCTCGACCGTGTAAGCTGCGTCAGGGGCCGGGCCCAGATAGAAGAGATTGTCGTTGAACGGCGCGAAGTACTGCGGCACGCCTCGGTTCGCCACGGCAGACGATCCATAGACCGCGTCGAGGAATTCCTTCGTGACGGGCAGGCACGGGCTCCGCGTGGCCGCCACCCCGTCCGGGTCAATCTGACCGGCAGGAGTGATGATGTTAATCTGCTCGGTCACCACGAAGGGATACCCAGCAAGCTGCAGCCTCCTGTCCCCGATAGTCAGAGTGGCCACTTCTGAGGCGCTGGTAACGAGAAAATCAAGATCACGATACATCCGATTTTCGGCGTATGTGATCGCCTGCGGAAGTGTGACCAGAAATTCGGGGTTGGTGGGGTCCACTACGGCCATGTTGGCAATCTGGGCCACGTAGCTGGTCGTTCCAGCAACGGTGCCGTCATAGCTCAAGCCGGTGGTCATGGCCTTACCCCTTTACGGTGGAAACGATCTTTTCGAGTGTTCTGCCGCCAATATAGCCGCCCAAGCACAATTTTACCAAGTCTATGAATTCTCATGGCGCTTAATCGTCAGGCGGCACGCTCAGGAACACGCTCTGAACGCTAGGCGCAGACGCCGCCACAAAGTCCTGCGTACGCGGATTTGCGATTGGCACAGGATCCGCAGGGAGGACGATTGCCCGAAGCTGTGGCTGCGCCTTGTCGTAACAGGTATTGCACACCAGCAGACGAATGTTGGCCAGAGAGGCACCGCGCCAGTCGTACTGCCAGCGCAGGCTAGAGTGCTGATGAACAAATCCGCACCTGTCGCATATGCCCGCCGCAGTCGGCGCTGCCGGGTTAGTATATGCGCGGCCTTGTTTTGACGCGTACGACATGATCCCCTCCTATCAGGCCCGGAAGTAGCCAGAGAGTTGCGGGGAGATAAAATAATTTGCCGTTTCTACGTTTTGAGCCGCCGCTATCTGGTAGGCCTCATCAGCTGCTGCCTTCAGGCCAACGGCCATCTGGGGGTTCCAGATCTTAGCGAGCCGGTAGGCGAGGCCATCAGCGAACGCCTCCATCCACAAGAACGGGATGTCAGCCGTCTGGCCGTTAGCGTAGTTTGAGGTCTGCGACTGCACGAGCCGGTAGTACTTGAGGTACTGCGCGCTACTGCCGTCAGGCACGGGCCACAGCGTCACCTGCGGGCCGGACACGGCGGGGACTTCGCTATCACCCGGGCCGACCATATCCGTGGGGCTGGTCAGGCGGTCAAACCAATAGGCCGTCGTAAAGCCCTGCTGACGCTTGTTGGCGTAGCTCGAGTATTCCGTGCGGCTGACGGGCAAGATTATGCGGTCAATCGGCGCGCCTGCCCCGTTGTCGATGGTCACGTAGGCATCGAGGATGACCACCGTGCTAGGGTCCACGGCATAGGTCGAGACATCCTGAACCAGCGGAACCGTGACCAGATCAACTTTCCACAGGTTAACGCCCTGATTGCTCCAGCTAGAGAGCATCATGTTGGTCGCCATCCGCGCCGCGGTGAGGTGTTCCTGAACGATGCTGGTATTACGTATGCCAATCTGGTTATACGCGTATAAAACTAGCTCTCCCAAGCCGGGGTTAAAATTGTAGCTGCCGCTCGTTGTCATTGTGTCCCCTTAAGGCAGCGTTACTTCTGCCCGCTCCTGATCTGATCGATAGCTTCTCTCAAATAGCGCATATCTGTGCGAAGCTCCGTCAGCAGCGCCGTCTCATTGATCCGGTTGGTTTGCAGTTCTGACATTAGCGTGTCCATCCTGCCGTCTTGATCGCTGACCCTAGTGTCAAGTTTTACAATATCGTTTGCATTGGTCTGCACGCCCGATGCTAGCGTTTGCCAACCGATGGTCAGGCCGATAATCACCGACCCGATGGTCAGGATATTGCCGAGTGAGATTTTCAGGTCGATCCACTCGGGCATTTAGAAAAACCGCCTCTTCTTCTTGGGCTGGATGGGCGCGTCGGTCTTAACTGACCGACGGCCAAGCACGAAGCCAACGGCTGCGGCAAACGTCGCAAGCCCCGGCGCCCCAGCAATGCGCCATGCAAGACCGGCACCAGCAACGATTAGCGCCAAAGGCCAGTATGGGACAAGCGGCAAAAGCCAGTCGGGAATGAGGTGGTTCACTTCGCCCACCCCATGCGCCGGGCGATAACGTACCAAGCCTCTGTTGCAGCGCCGATGGCAAAGCCTAGCGCCACCTCCACAACATTGAGAACGTCTGGATCGGTGGCGATGCCGCTATC